GCAGACTACGGAGGCAGCATGAGCACAGCGGGGGAGGGGAAGCCGGGGGCGTCTGTCCTGCGGCCGATGGTGTACCAGGCGCGGCACGCGCTGGTCGTGGAGAACGCGGTCCGGTGGTGGGAGTCGCTGCGCCCCGAGGGCTGGACGGAGGAGGAGCACATCCGGATGCCGGAGGCGGGGACGGTCGGGCGGGAGCAGTTCCTGCTGGCGGACGCGGTGGCGCAGCTGGTGCGGAGCTACCGTCGGGAGGCGGCGCACGAGGCAACCTGGAAGGGGGTGGTCGCGTGACCAACCCCACCAAGCCGGGCGACCCGGCAGACCGTGCCGCTGACGGCGCGTTCGGCGGCGTGACCTCGCACCGCGCCGGGTACGGCGACAAGCTGGCGCGGGTCGAGGACTGGGTGCGGCGCTACCCCACCGCCACGTTGGCGAGCGGGGAGGGGGCGGCACTGCTGCAGGAGATCGACTGGCTGCGGGCCGAGCTGGCTGCAACGCGCGCCGCCATCGAGCGGGTGCGGGCGCTGCACCGACCCGGATCTGATCATCCGGACCGATGCGTGGAATGCTTTGGTCGCAGATACCCCTGTCCCACCCTTCGCACCTTGGACGGTGACGCATGAGCGAAGCAGAGCAAAATCCCAGCGGCGATATGGTGTTCTACTTTGGCGAGCGGGAGGTGCATCGCGTGCAGGCCAACGCGCAAACTAACGACTGGGGGTTCATCAATATGACTAGCGCCGCCCACGGCGCGACACACGTTTTGCTGCCGCCTGCGCCGCCTGTAATGGGGTCTTGGGTGCTGGAGCATGACCACGGCATCACGACCAGCTTTCCCATGTACCGTCGTCCGCGCTGGCTGACGCGATGGGCCATGCGCGTGGTGTTTGACATCTACTGGAGGGACGCATGACGCCCGCCGAGATGCAAGCCGAGATCGACCGGCTGCGCGGCGAGCTTGCCAAGGCAAAGCCCATCGCCGACGCTGCTGTGGCGTACTACACGGCGTTCATCGACCAGCGCGACTATGGCGACACGGTCGACCAGACGTGGGAGGCGCTGTTCGCCGCCGTCCACGCCGCGTATCCCGAGCTGGGTTCCAAGGAGAGCGCATGACACGACATGAGGTGCTGGAGGAATTCGGGTACTATGCCGCGCAGAGCGCAGAGCAGGAGGACCTTGTGATGGTACAAATGGCCGACGAAATCGTCCGCCTCCGCACCGGCACGCCCCGGGTGTTGGATGCCCTGCAGGACCCGGACAGCCAGACCGTGGAGGCCGCGCTGGAAGCCGAGTGGGCGCATGGTCGGGCCGAGCCGGACGCCACCAGGCGGACGAGCGCACGAGCGGCCCTCATCGGCGTGGCGCGGCACCTCCGGGAGCGACTCGGGCTGTGACGCCGTCCCTGACGCTGGAGGAGATCGGCGAGGTGCTTCGCCACGCGCGGCGCGCCCGGGGGCTGACCCAAACCCAGGCGGCGGAGCTGGCTGGGATCGGCCTCCGCCTTTGGGTCGAGGTGGAGACCGGGAAGCGGCACGTGTCGATCACCAACCTGCTGGCCATGCTCCGGGTGGTCCGGGTGGAGATACGCCTAGTGGACGACGGCCCGCAGCCGTGGCCACCGGCCGAGGCGGGGCTGCAGCTGCCTGCGCAAGCCCCCGCGCCAGCTGCCGCACCGCTGCCGGAGCCCGCGCGTGCCGTCCGGTCCGGCCAGCGGATCGACACCGGGACCGGTGCCGCCCGCCGCCGGCTGACGCTGGAGGAGGCGCAGGGCGGCGGCCTGCCCACCCCGTTCACCGCGGAGGAGTGGGCCGCCATGGCGGGGGCCAGCACGCCGCGCACCCCGCCCCCGGCGCCACCAGCTCAGCCCAAGGGCAAGGCCAAGCCGGTCGCGCACCAGAGCCCGCAGCTGCGCGCGCTGTCGCTGCTGGCCTCCGGGATGAGCACCTACCGGGTGGCCAGCGTCATGCAGCTGCCGTTCGACGTGGTCCACCGCTGGGCGCTGGCCGCCCGGGAAGCTGCTGCCGCGTGACCACGCACCCCCTCGGCCTTGCCGCCATGAACCGGGTGACCCGGGAGCGGTTCCGGCGCCACTGCCGGCCGATCCCGCGGCTGTCCATGTCCCGCTGGGCGGAGCGGTACCGGGTGCTCTCCCCCGAGGCGACCGCCCAGCACGGCCCGTGGCAGAACAGCGTGGTGCCGTACCTGGGCGACATCATGGACGCCATCTCCGACCGGGAGACGCAGGAGATCGTCCTGGTGAGCCCCTCGCAGGCCGGCAAGTCGGAGGCCCTGCTGAACGCCATCGGGTTCTTCATCCACCAGGAGCCGAGCTCCATCCTCGTGGTGCAGCCGACCACGGAGACGGGGGAGTCGTTCAGCAAGGACCGCGTTGCTCCCATGCTCCGGGATGCCCCGGCGCTGCGGCCGCTGGTGGCGCCAGCCCGGTCCCGGGACAGCAACAACACCATCCTCTCGAAGCAGTATCCCGGGGGGCAGCTCGACATCGTGGGCGCCAACGCCCCTTCCGGGCTGGCCATGCGCCCCAAGCGGGTGGTCCTGCTCGACGAGCGGGACCGGCACCCCCGGTCGGCCGGGACGGAGGGGGACGTGAAAGCGATCGCCCGCGCGCGCACGCGGTCGTTCGGCCGCCGCCGCAAGATCGTCGAGGTCAGCTCGCCCACCTCGGCGGAGGAGAGCCTGATCTGGCCGAGCTACCTGGAGGGGACGCAGGAGGTGTACGAAATCCCGTGCCCGCACTGTCAGACCCACCAGGTGCCGGAGTTCGAGCAGCTCCGGTGGGAGCTGGACGAGGCCGGGCGCGTGGTGCCGGCGTCGGTGGTGCTGCGGTGCGCCGGGTGCGGGGAGGGCATCTCCGCCCGGGAGCGGGGGGCCATGCTGCGGGCCGGCCGCTGGCGGGCGACCGCCGAGCCCCGGGTGCCGCACAAGCGGACGTTCCACCTGACCGGGCTGGTGGCGGCGTTCGGAAGCTGGGAGGAGCTGGCGCAGGAGTTCGTGACGGCCAACGGGCAGGCCGACCAGGCGATCCGGGCGGAAATGCTGCGCGCCTTCTTCAACACGGCGCTGGGGCTCCTGTACCGCGACCAGTCCGCGGAGACCGTCAAGAGCGCGCTGGTGGCCCGCGCGCTCCCGTACTCTCCCGACGGCAGCTGGCAGGTCCCGCAGCAGGTCGGCGTGCTGACGGCCGGCGTGGACATCCAGCACGACCGCGCCGAGGTGGTCGTCCGGGGGTGGGGCGCCGGGGAGGAGTCCTGGCTGATCGCGCGCGCCGTGCTCCGGGGTGACGCCTTCCAGCCGTCGTTCTGGACGCAGCTGGAGGAGTGGCGCAGCCGCAAGGAATGGCGGCACGAGTCCGGGGCCACGTTGGGGATCCGGGCCATGTGCATCGACGCCTCCGACGGCGCCGTGGCGAAGTCCGTCTATGAATACGCCGCCCCCCGGCTGGGCGCTGGGGTGTTCGCCATCAAGGGGCACGGGAGCCCAACCGCCCCGATGACGCCAACCAAGCCGACCAAGGTCAAGCCGGGGCGGCTCTACCTGCTGGGGGTCCACGCCATCATGGAGCGCCTGTACCGCCGCCTCGGGATGACCGCCCCCGGCCCCGGCTACCTGCACCTCAACGAGTACGCCGGGGAGACGCCGCCCGACGGCGTGCCGGCGGACTACGTGCAGCAGCTGACGGCCATGGAGCGCAAGCGGGACGAGAAGACGCGGAAGTACCGGTACGTGGCGCGCAAGGGCGTCCGCAACGAGGTGGCCGACGCCGAGACCTACGCCTACGCCGCGCTGCTGCTGGGCCCCGTGCCGCGCGACCTGCTGGCGCAGGAGGTGGTGCGCGTGAACGCCCAGGGCGCGGCGGCGCGGCAGCGGCGAGCCGCCCCGGATCCGGAGCCGGTGCCGGCCCCTGCCCCGACCCCCAAGCTGACGGGCACGTGGCTTCCCTCCCGCGGGCGGGGGTGGCGGTGACCGAGCACGCCCCGCGCGACCTGCCGTGGGTGGTCCGGCAGGCGCTGGACGACACCACCCTGCCCGCGCTGGCCCGCCTGACCATGTGGCACCTGAGCCGCTACCTCGACACCCATGAGTACCGGGAGCTCAAAGTGGTGGCACTTGCGCACGAAATGCGGTGCAAGGACGTGACCTGCGCCCAGAACCTCCGGCTGCTGCTGGCCAAGGGGTATTTGGACGAGCACAAGACGCGGAAGCCGCGCGCGCTGCGGCTGCCGGTCTCGCGCCGCGTGAGCCCGTCGCGCGCGTGGCCTGACGACACGACCGCGGGGGCAATTCTCCCCGTAGCATAGTAGAGGTGGGCGCCGCCGCTATGGGCTGGCGGCGGTGGGCGGCATCATGCACCCGTGCCCGATCCCCTCGCGCAGGTCCCTGCCTCGCTGGCCGCTGGTGACAGTCTGTCGCTGCGGCTCGCGTACGCCGACTATCCGGCCTCCGGCGGCTGGGCGGCGACGCTGTACCTGCGGGGGCCGTCGGTGCTGGACGCTGCGGCCGTGGCGTCGGGCGACCAGTTCGTGTGGACGGTGCCGGCGGCGAGCACCGCGCCCCTGACCCCGGGGCTGTACCAGTACGTCATCCGCGTGGCCAAGGGGACCGAGGCCGCCACCGTGGAGAGCGGGGCCCTGACGCTCACGGCCAACGTGGCGACCGCCGCGCCCGGGGAGCTGCAGAGCTACGCCGAGCAGATGCTGGCCATCTGCCGGCAGGCCCGCCAGGACATCCTGTCCGGGCAGATCAAGATGTATATGATCGCCGGCCGTCAGGTGCTGCTGCACACGCTGGACGACGTCCGGCGCGAGGAGAACTACTGGCAGGCCCGGCTCGACATGGAGCGCGGCCGCGGGTTCGGGCGGGCGGTGCGGTTTGACGTGGTGGGGATGTCGTGAGGCTCGTCAAGCGCATCCGGCACCTGCGGGCCGCGCTGACCGGCCGGGTGGAGGCGCCCGCCATTGGGCAGCGGTACGCCGGCGGGGAGCACCACCGGATCGTGTCGCGCTGGTGGGCCGAGCTGGCCGACACCAACGACGAGATCCGGCAGTCGCTGGCCCTCATGCGAGCCCGCTCCCGCGAGCTCGTCCAGGACAACGGCGAGGCGGCGGGGCTGCTGCTGGACTTCGAGTCGGACATCGTGGGGGCCGCGGGGGCCCGGCTGCAGTTTCGGGCGCGGACCCCGCGCGGTAGCTCGCTGGACGTCCTGAACGACCGCGTCGAGGCCGAGTGGCGCAGCTGGTCGCGCCGGGAGCACTGCACCGTCACGGGGCGGCTGTCCTTCGCCGCGGTCCAGCGGCTGGCCATCCGCAGCATCGTGCAGGACGGCGAGTTCCTCGCCCTGCGGCTGCGCAACCCCGACGTGCCGTGGGGCTACCGCCTCCAGGTGCTGGATCCGGACCAGCTGGACGAGAAGCACAACCTGAGCCTGCCGGATGGGCGCCGGATCATCATGGGGGTGGAGGTCGACCAGGACGGTCGGCCGGTCGCCTACCACATCTGGTCGGGGCACCCCACGAAGCCGGAGGGGCGCGAGCGGCGCCGGGTGCCGGCCGATCAGGTGCTGCACGTGTTCAAGCAGCTGCGCCCCGGTCAGGTGCGCGGCGTGCCGTGGTTTGCCCCGTCGCTGGTGGCGTGGAAGCTGGGTGCGCGCTACACCGAGGCGGAGCTGTACCAGAGCCTCCTCGCGGCAGCGCAGGGCGGGTTCTTCGTCAACAAGGACGGCGGGGCGTTCGACCTCCCGACCGACGCCGAGGGGAAGCCGATTCCGCTGGTGATGGAGGCCGAGCCCGGGGCGGCGCGCGTGCTCCCTGGCGGCTACGAGTTCCAGCCGTGGGAGCCCAAGCACCCGACGGCCAACTTCTCCGGGTTCATGAAGGTGGTGAAGCGCGGGATTGCGCGCGCCTTCGGGCGGTCGTACGCCAGCCTGACCGGCGATCTGGCCGACGTGAACTTCTCCTCGATGCGCACCGACCGCGTGCGCGAGATGGAACAGTGCAAGCTGCACCAGCAGGACCTGCTGGTCGAGCAGCTCTGCGACGTGGTGTTCGCGGACTGGGTGCGCATGGCGATGCTGACCGGGCGGCTTGGGGCGGTGTCCATGGACAGCACCGCGCTGGCCGGGTACGCGAGCTGGATGTGCAAGGGCTGGCCGTGGATCGACCCCGTCAAGGACTTGACCGCGTCCACCATGGCGCTGCAGCAGGGGCTCACGTCGCGGCAGCAGCTGTGCGCCGAAAAAGGCGTGGACTACTTCGAGATCGTCGACCAGCTGGCCGAGGAGCAGCAGTACGCCGAGGCGCGCGGCGTGACGCTGGGCGAGGTCGTGGTCGATGCCACCGCGGCGGACGAGGCGCCCGCCTCCCCGGATGGGGAGACGCCGGCCCGCACCGTGCTGCCGCTTCGCGCGAGGAGCGCCTGAGATGCCGACCGACCTGCTGACCGAGACGCCCATCGAGGCCGACCCGTTCGCGCCCGCAACCCGGTCCAACCCGGGGGGCACGATGTACCGCGAGGTGACCATCGAGCGCGAGGCCGGCCAGACGGAGGCCGCGCTGCGGGTGGCCATCTCCAGCGAGGCCGCGGTCCTGCGCTACGACTGGCGGACCGACGAGGAGTACCTGGAGGTGCTGGACCACGGCCCCGAGGGGCCGGACCTGAGCTACGCGCAGGACGGCTTGCCCTTCCTGCGCGACCACCGGCTGGGGGACCAGATCGGCCTCCTGCAGGACGTCAGCCTCGACGCCGATCGGCGCCTCCGGGGCACGCTGACGCAGGGCAACCACCCCGACGCCGCCTGGCTGTTCGCCGACATGCGGTCCGGTGTGCGGAAGAAGGTCAGCATCGGCTACTGGCCGGGCGCGACCTACACGCAGGAGAAGAACGCGGCCGGCCAGCTCGTGCGCCGGTACCGCGGCTGGATGATCTACGAGGCCAGCACGGTGACCGTGCCGGCGGACTACGACGTCGGGGTCGGACGTGGTGCGCCGGGACGCGCGCCGACCCCCAGCGACATCCCGGCAGTGGCCGATGAGGCCCCAAAGAAGGAGCGGAGTATGGCTGTCGACAACGCTTCGGAGCGGGGCGTGGCCCCTGCCCCGGACACCCGGCCCGAGCAGCTGGCCGTCCTCGCGCGCGAGGGCGGGCTGACCGAGCGCCTGGCGGACTGGATCAGCAACGGCGTGACGGTGGAGCAGGCCCGCACGGAGGTCATCCGGACGCTGCGCGAGAAGGCGACGGCGCCCGCGGTGGTGACCCCCGCGCCCGTGGTGCAGGACGTGCACAACCGGGAGCAGGACCGCCCGTTCGGGTCGCTGGTCGACCAGCTGCGCGCCATCAAGCGCGCCGCCGACGGCCCTGTGGACCCGCGCCTGCACGGCGTGATGCGCGGCGCACCCTCGGGACTCGGTGAGCAGGTCGGTGCCGACGGCGGCTATCTCATCGCACCGCAGTTCGCGACCAACATCTTCCAGATGGCGAACGATGGTGGTGAGATCCTCTCCCGCGTAACGGAGATCCCGGTCAGCGGCAACCAGTACGTGATGCCGGCGGTCGACGAGACCGCGCGGACCAACGGCAACCGTTTCGGTGGCGTGCGCGTGTTCCGTGGTGGTGAGAACGACACGGCGAACGCCACGCGCCCGAAGTACCGCCGGGTGGCGCTGGACCTCACCAAGAAGCTGATCGGCGTCTGCTACGTCACCGAGGAGCAGCTGGAGGACGCGCCCGCGACCTCGATGATCGTCGAGCAGGCGTTCTCCAGCGAGCTGCGTTTTGCCAAGGAGCGCGAGGTGTGGGAGGGCAACGGCACGGGCGAAATGCTTGGCTGGATGAACTCCGGCGCCCTGGTGACGCAGGCGGCGGAGGCCGGCCAGACGGCGGGCACCATCGTGGCGCCCAACATCACCAAGATGTGGGCGCGCCTGCACCCGTCGGCGCGTGCCAACGCCGTGTGGTACATCAACCAGGACGCCGAGCCGCAGCTGCCGCTCATGACGATCGGCAACTGGCCGGTCTACGTGCCGCCCACGGGCCTCTCCGGCTCGCGCTACGGCACGCTGTACAACCGTCCCGTGGTGGCCGTGGAGTTCGCGTCGACGATCGGACAGGTTGGCGACATCGTGCTCGCGGATCCGTCGTTCTTCGCGCTTGGCGTGAAGGGCGGCGCGAAGATGCAGCGCTCGATCCATGTGCGCTTCATCCAGGGCGAGGAGACGTTCCGCTTCACCGAGCGCTGCGATGGCCAGCCGATGCTCGCCGCGCCGATCACGCCGTTCAAGGGCTCCAACACGCAGTCGGCCTTCGTCGCGCTCGCGGCGCGCTGATCTCACTGAGATGGGGCCGATCGGCCCCATCGCTTCCCTTCGCTGAGGACCGCTTCCATGAACGTGACCGATTTCGAGGTGCTGCCGATCCTCGACCCGGCGGCGGACGCCGCGGGCCGAGCCTCGCGCGCCGTGAGCCTCAAGCTGTACACCGGCGTGGTGAAGCTGGTGGCGTACGTCAACCAGGGTGCCGCCAACACCGTCACCCTGACGCCGGAGCAGTGCACCAACGTGGCTGGCGCAGGCGCCAAGGCGATCTCCGCCGTGCCGGTGTTTTCGGCGCAGGATCTCGCCACCACGACGGTGGCGGTGCGCGGCGCCAACGCGGCAAACTTCACCACCTCGGCCGCCACCACGGCCAAGCGCGTCGAGTTCCTGATCGACCCGGCGGCGCTGGACATTGCTGGCGGATTCGATGCGGTTCGCCTCAGCACGGGCGCATCGGCAGCCGGCAACATCACGTCGGCGTTCATCGTCGCACGTCCGAAGTACGCGTCGGAGCTGGGCAACAACGCCCGCGTCGACTGATGCTGGTCCGGCTGCGCTACGGCACTCGCGTGGGGGAGGTGGTTGACCTCCTCCCGCAGAGCGCGCGCGCCATGCTGGCCGACGGTCGGGCCGAGCTCCCGGAGCTCGCGCACGCCGCCGCGGCGCAGCCGGAGCGGGTGGTCCCCGACGCTGGGGACCTCCCGCGCATGGACCGTGGGATGCCGCGCGGGCGCCCGCGCCGGGCGC